ATCATTTTTAGGAAAAAAAGAATCAATTGTTATTGCTCTTAAACCTCTTTGACCAATTAATTTTATATCACCTTGATTAATTGTTGTGTACGTCTCATTATTTACCGGACTAGGAATTTTAAATTCTGAGGGAACAATAGGAAGTTGAATGACTTGTTCTCTATTATTAATGCTTAAAAAGATGTCCACCATACAACCTCCTTTACATATTCGAAAGTCTTGATTTCAACAATGGTACTAGTTCATTTATAATTTCTGTTACCGATTTGTTGTAGCCATCTATCGTAACATTGACATCACCTTTAGGCATGTTTTTAATCATCTGTATTAGTTCGGCAATCATACTTAGTAAATTCCCTTGATTTTGAGATGATGTATTAGCCATAACTGTTTGACTTTGCAAAGGACGTGCCTTATCGATATTATCAATCGTCACGCCTTGCCTTCTTAAATTCCTTGACTGTGCTGCTGGGATAATCATTTCATCTTTGTGGATTTGCGCCACTTGATCACGTTCCACACGGTTTGTACCTACTGCATATGTTGCCATGACAGCATTTCCAGCCATTTTATTGCCTTTCGGACCTGAACCTGCTGATTCTGCTGCACTCCAATCCACTTTAGCAATAATAGGTACGTTGACACCAGGAATCTTGTTGATAACTTTAATCAGTCCATTGATTCTATCAATAACGAAATTTATGCTAATTTCAGCAGCAGTTTTTACCGAATCCCATGCGCTAGAAAAAGCATCCTGAATACCTGCACCGACCTCTTTTGCCGTGTCCCACAAGTGACCGGCTTTTTCTTTTACAGTGTCCCAATTTTTCCAAAGAGCAATTCCGGCTGTTACAACTGCTCCAATAGCAAGCGCAACCCAACCAAGTGGAGAAATGGCAAGCGTGCCGTTTAACAATGCTGTGGCAAGCTGTAGACCTGTGGTTACACCCTTCCAAATGTTTTGTGCTGCTGTAACTGCTATTACACCAATCTTAAAAGCTGCCACTGAAGCAGTCACTCCCGCAATAACTGGACCTATAAGCGACCAATTTCCTGATATAAAATTATATAATTCTGTTGACTTATCTAAAACAAATCCAATACCATCACGGACAGCAGGAAATGCAGTATCTTTCATCCAATTAAGACCCGGTTGACTTGCTGTATACATTTTTACAATTCCGTCTTTGATGCCTGGAATACCTGTATCTTTAATCCAAACTAGTCCAGGTTTAATAAAATTGAAAGCACTTGCTACTCCACTTCCAAATCTACTAAATCCGTTTGTTATAGAATCTGTGTCAATCTTTCCAAGCCAATCAGATAAGCTTTGCATGCCTTTAACTGCTGGACCGAGAATTGGTTCACCCAATTTACCTTTCAATGTATCCCATGATTGTCTAAGGTTACCTAGCACGTTTTCATAACCATCTGACTCACGCGCAGCTTGTCCAGTTGCACCTGCTGCCTTTTGCATACTTTGAGCAAATTGTAACCTCGCAACTTGCTTTCCAGCTTCGTCTAGTTTTTTCCAATCAACTTTTAAATTTTTAGAAGCCCAACTAGCTAATTGTGTTTCGTTAGCAAACAGACCAATAGCCTCACCACCCTCATAGTTACCTTTGATGAAGGAATTAAGTGCACTATTTGCATCTTCAAACGACTTGTCATAGAAAGCTGCAGCATCAGCAACAAGGTTTATAGCAACCATTGATTGATCCATTGCTTCGCCGGTTTTAAGTCCTAGCCCCTTAAACATTGAAGTCATCTGCGTAAATGCCGGCTTGATACGTTCTGGAACCATTCCAAATTCTTTCCCTAAGTTTTTAATAACTCCACGTGCTTCACCAGCATCAGCCCCAAATACTTGTTCAAATTGTGAGCTTAATGCCTGCATACTTGCTGCACTTTCAACCATGCTTACACTAAACTCTTTGATGGCGCTAATTCCAGCGTATGCAGCAACTAACCCTAGCACGCTTTTTGCCACATTGGTGAATCCAGTGGTTGCAGACCTACTGAATTGACTAACTGCATTACCTGTACTTTTTACTTTTCGTTCTAAGTCCTTAGTAGCAGAAGCTGACTTTTTGACGGTTGAACCGAAGTCTTTATCTTTTAATGTTAATACCGCTGATATAACTCGGTTTCTTGCCACTTATATCACCGCCTTTATAAAAAAAGAGAAAGCTAGGTGGTTTCCCACTTTGCCTTCTCTTCTTCAAAATGTAAATACATACTTGCTTCATAAAATGCTTTTTGTGTAGACGATAAATTAATGATGTATTCATCTGTAAACCCTTTTTGCAAATAGTGATGGATTAAATAGAGATCTCCATCACTTTTAATTAGTTTTTTAAATCGTCCACCGGTGTCACTTTATCGTTGTAACCAGCTAATTTCATGCCTTCTTGTGCAATACTTGTAATTTCTCCAACTTCAAAAATTTTGTGGACAATGTCAGTAGGCTCGACACATCCATAAACTTTTTGTAATTCAGTATCCTTTAAGTTTGGCTCAGTAACGATGTTATAAACAAAGAATTCGTCTGAATTACCTTTGAAATTATCATCATTCGCTAAGTCAATAGTATCTAACACGAGTGAGCGCTCCGCCCTTCGAATTGTAACTGTAGCACCTAGGCGCTCCACCAGGAGTTCTTTGGTAACATTTTCTTTCGGTTGAATCCTTTCTTTATCCTTAATTAAATCGTTTAATGTTAGTTTTTTTATATTACTCACAAATCATCTCTCCCTTTTAAGCACTAATTGAATCGATTAGATCATGGTCTGCAAAGTTAAATGGCAATTCCTCTGTACCAAGAGTTTTTTGCTCAAATTTCATTAGCATAAATTCATTGAAAGTTACCTCATTTATAGCAACACGCTCAGCACCATAAGCATCTGGATCAGCAAGTTTTCCAACTATATTAATATCAGGTAATTGTCCTTTTTTTACTGCTTCAGCTAATAGGCTTGCACCACGGCTATACACCTTTTTAACATTCAATGCGCCTTCGCCACTCCAGCCAGTCATTTTCTTGTGTGTCGCTAAGTCTTCAGCCATATTTACATCGTCATAATTTATGGTGACTTTAGCTTCAAAACTTTCAACATCCAACCATTTTTCGTTATTTACCCATACTGCACCGAAAGTTCCGTTAACAACCTTATTCGGTGGTAATTTTGATTTGCCCATTATTCAAACCTCCTCATATTGCAATATCAAAGTCTAGGTCTTCCATTGCATCCACAATCTTTATGTTTGCAGCAGCAAAAACATTTTTCTTAAATGATGTTTCTTTTACTTTCTGATCATCCCAACCGCTAGTATCTGTTCCAATACCTTCCCAAGCTAGTCTTTGGGCATTCACATTAATATCTGCTTTGTTTGCATATTTAGGATCAAGAATTTCATCCCCTGAAAGGTCTGTAAAATATGCATTTATAGAACGAAAGAAAAGGACCTGATTGTCATAAATGTTATTTACTTTACCAACATAATGATCATTAAATGTGGTGCGAATATCATCCTTAATCAAATCCATTACTTCAACCACACGAATTGATTTAAAATCCTCTGTTTTAGTTGTGGTTGTTGTCGTTAAACTATTAACACCACGACCAATTTTTATTTTTTCACCATCATCTATAAGGATTAATTCTCCGTTGTCGACTGCTGCATCTGGATCTTCAATTTCTTCGATACTATCAATCTCGTTTAACTCAAAGTAAGTTGATGAACGTGTGAATGGTAAACCTGCTAATATCCCTGCAATACGTGCAGTATATTCAGCTGTTTTATACTCTTTTTCACCAACCTTTATTCCGGAAGTAGTGAAGTTAATAATACCTTCATGATCTGCTTTTTCATTTGGGAGGACTACTTTAAAAGTCTTTTTATCATTTTCACGTTTTGTTTTAATCCATGTAGAAATTAGAGTAGTATCTTTTTCCTCTATTTGTGGAATTGCAAGGTAATTAAAACGTTTGTTGTTCAATCGTTTTAAAGCTACATTGTAATCTGTCGCATCTGGTGCTAAACGTTCACAAATAATTTTACTTGGTGTGCCTTCAAAGGTTTTTTGAATGTAGTCTAATACCTCTGGTGTCCAATCAGATGCTTCAATTTCTTCAATACTTTTGTAAACCCTTGTATCAAAGGTGCCCGTATCATCTTTTAATATCAATGCAACAATACCCAATTGACTGCGTTGTACTGCAGTGACTGCTTTGCCTTTAAATTCAATATTAATTTCTGGTAGGCCCATTATCTCACTCCTCTATTTTTTCAATATCCAACTCTTCCATAAGTTCGCTATTCAGTTCTTCACCTTCAACTGTATAAATAATTTCTCGCCCATCATAGAAAGCAATATCAAACGAAAAACTTAATACCCCATCAGTTAGTACTGAATTCACCTCATCAATATTAAAAAACCTGTCGAGAACCTTTAACTTTAATTCGAATAGGTTTTCCAATTGTTCCTGTACTTCTAAAACCTCAATCGAATAATCATATCGATCTGTTGGGTAGTAATAAATTTGTACAGTTAAAGATTTATGCACTTGGTTAACATCACCTGAGCGCTTACTATCTTCTAATTGCACAAAAAAAGAAGGTCTTTTGAAACCCTCTGATATGTCACGACTATTAACTTCCACACCAAATGTAGCAAGTTTGCTATTAATTGCCTTTTTAATATCTTTATAACTAATCATCAAAGATCACCACTATCTAGTAAATCGTCTAGCCAATCTGACAACATATTTTCATATTGCCCACTGTTATCAAAATTCTTTATGCCAGTTTCCATTACCTTTTTTCCAGGAGTAAAGCCTACCTCTTTACCGTCATTCGTTACCTGCCTATGCCCATGCTCAATTAAATGGGCATGAGGGGCATTATTGATTACACGAACAACAATTTGATTATCAGCATCCTTAAACACTTTCCCACGCTTAAAACGCTTGTGATAGTTACCAGTTTCTTTTTTCACCTTGATACGGGCGTCTTTTGCTACTTGGGTACGAGCTTTACTTCCAATTTTCCGCATTATTTTAAAAGACTCTTTAGGTAACTTCTTCTGAGCAACCTCTAACAAATCCCTTTGAAAATCAGTTAAACCTTCCATTTTAAATTCCATCAGTCCATCAACTCCTGACAGAAGATTTCAAGTTTCTCATTTGCAAAATATGGATTGAGTATATATTTAATTTCATACCTATGGACAACATTATTTTTATCATTATATTGAATTTGCATATCCTTTGAAATGTCTTTTCCAGATTCATAACGAACTATAATTTTATGGGTTACATTTGTGAGAATTGTATCAGCTTGTTGCTTTTGCAAACTTCCTGTTTGAGGAACAATTGATGCCCATATAGTTTTAAGTTTTTCAAATCTATAAGCTGTTTCATCTAATTCATTCGTATATTTGACATTATCATATACATCAATCCGTTTATTTAAGGAAGCAATATTCATTAGATCACTCCGTTGTATAATCAAGTGATAATGTTAAATGGTTTTTTAGCATTTCATATGATCCTCTATATCTTTCAGATTCTTTATCTTCTGTACTGAATTCAGATTTACAAAAGGTTTTAATTGCTCGAATAATTAATGGATCATCTTCATTAATTTTAGATTTAACTATTCCTGATAACTGCAAATCAGCTTTTGCAGCATCTATGACATCTTGAATGTCATCATCTAAACTATCATCATCAAATCGTAATGAGAGTTTTATTTTTTCAAGAAACAAAGTCACTCACCTGCTTTCAAACTGAAAAAGAGCCACATTAAAGTGACTCTTTATTTCCCATCTTTTTCATCCTTTTTTTCACCTTCATCAGGAATCTTTTCTTTTTTTTCATTTGATTCTTTACTTTCCTTTGCTGCCTTATCTTTTTTAGGTTTCCCATGTAAAAAGCCTTCACTTTGTAAATAAGCAACACGTTCTGAATCAGAAGATTCATATGTGCTGCCAGTGTTATAACCTATTTGTGTTTCATTGTCAATGAACGATTTCATGACTAATAATTTCACAATTAATCACTCCCTTAAGCTGCTGCTGCTTTTTTAAGCACTACTAAAGAATTCAAATCAATTACTTTTCCATCAACAATCATGATTGCTTTTGTCACTAAATCATCTGTTTCATTATCTTCATATTTTTTAACACCCATTTGATAATTTGTATTTAGGACATAATCACTAAAGTTAAATAAGAAAGCAAATGCTTCCCCGGAATCAGCTGTTGCAAAGCTATCGATATAGTTACACAAAATAACAGGACGACCTAATAATGTACGCTCTGGTTTACCGCTAATTCCATAATTAATTCGAGCAATTGGCTGACCATCTGCATCTGTCATACCAACAAATCCCATGAATGTTTTCTTCGTCATAACCCAAACTGCATTTGACTCATACTCAAGAGGGAGTGCTGATTCTGCATCAACAAGTGTTTTATATTCAATCTTTGCAACATCTAAAGTTTGTCCTTCTACAGGAATTTCAGTTAGGATACCTTTAGGTTGACCTGAACCCGAACCACTGATTATGGCTTGTTCAATAGCTTTAGTCATTGCTTCCACAACATTGTTAATTAATGTAGATTCAAAGACTGCAAGTGCCATTGTATCTACTTCGAGAGAAACTGCTACAGCACAACGTAATTTATGATAGTTGAAAGTAATAGATCCAGTCGTTTTCTTTTGTTTATCACTTCCACTACTTTCAGCAACCCATGTTGCAACTGGTTTAACTGAAGATGTAGGAACTGTTACCCCACCTTTTATTGCTGTACGTGTAACAAGAGGAAGAATCATACCTACAGATTCAATTTTCTCAATGATTTTATTTAAAACGGTTTCCGGAATGACTGATCCCACATCATTTGTTTTTGTTACAGCATTTGCACGAAGTTCAGCTGGAATTTCTTCACCCCGTAAAACATAATTCATGAATGCATTTCGATATTCTAAAGAATCAGTGCCAATTTCACGTTGTTCCTGTGAATTTGAATTAAATGTTTCAATAGTGCGTGTTTCTGTAGATTTACCACTATTAATTTCAGCAGCATCTTTCATTAGTTGTTCACGTTTTTCAATTGCTGCTAATTGATCATTAATTTCACGTAACTCTTTTTCAATTTCATCCAAATTATCAATAGAACGTGTTTCGTCTGCTAACAATGCACTAATTTCTGATTTGCGTTTTAATAATTCTTCTTTTGTTTTCATGTACAATAACCACCTTTTAAATTAATGTTTGTAAATACAATCTCTTACGCTTTTCTGAACGTATTTTTCCTTCAACATAGTTTTTATATGGATCGTACCCTCTTGCACTAACCTCAGAATCAGGATAAGCAGGAAAGGCAACAGCACTTACCTCTAATAACTTTGCTTTTGTGACTGTTCGTAGCATCAAATCATCATCTGGTTCTTCGATTTCTTCCCCACCAGGTAAAATGTTGAATCCAAAGCTAACACCATCTACATCACCACGCTTGATTGATTCATAAGTATCGTTGCCTAGTGTTGTTTTTGGTAAATCCAATTCAAAACGTAGTCCGATTGAATCCTCTACTAAACGTAGAGTGTTATTTTTGGTTCTACCCAAAACCTTTGAAGTATCATGTGACCACAAGAAGCGCTGATCATCTTTTTGTAATGATTCAGTGAAGGCACCTTGTTTAAACTGTTCTCGGAATTTACGGTAATATCCCATTACAACAGATTTCATTTCCCATTTGACTGCATACCCAGAAAGGACTTTACTTCCATTTTCTTCTTCCCTTATATCAATCCCCTGGGTTATCAGTTCCCTTGTCTCCGTTTTGTCCATTTTCATCACCCCCTTCAGATTTACTTGTTACAACATTGCCTTTATGAACTTCAGCAGTATCCAATCTTCTAATAGGCTTATCACCATTTTCAATAGGACCAAGTGACAGGATAGAGCGCCACTCATTAGGAGTCATAGCCCCACGGTCTACCATTTGAAGAAGTGCCATTTTAGTTGACATGGAAGCATACTGTAGCGAAGATGCTTCAAAGATAATCTTGTTTCCAAATCCTCTTTCGCGACGTGAAAAAAGCTTCCTGGTATATTCCCCAGCAAGCTGCATAGCTAATGGTTCTATTTCTGATTCATAATAAGCATTCCATTCATCCTCACTATATTTGCTTTGGATGATTTGCTCATTTGTATTAAAGAAGTTATATATTCTTTGCGTTGTTTCTTGCATCTGTTTAGAATCGGGTACAAATGCTTCAGGTTTCACTTGTTCAAGATCATAACGTGGGTCGGATGAAGCAGCACCACCATTTTCACTATCTATATTCATATAGTTTTTAATAAACTTTTTTACCTGTGAATCCACATCTTCATCTTTAAGTACTGATTTGAATTTTAAAATCCATTTAATAACTGCACTATTTTTTATAGCTTTGACAATACCTTGATCTGTAGTATTAACAACTTCCATCAAAGATGATAATGCCTGACCAGGATGATCACCAAAAAAATCATTATCATTAAAATCTTTTCGCAAATGAATAATATCTACATATGGTATTGTCATTCTTTTCCCAGTTTTAAAGTAAAATCTTAGAAAAATATCCCCTAGACCATTTTCAACAACTTCTATTGAAACACATGGAATAGGATATATTTCAGTGGGATATCCTAATTCATCACGTTTAATATAAGCAAATGCATTATTATTTAATTCTAATTGTGTTGCTAATTTCTCTTGCATTACCTGTCCAGTCATTAATGGATTAGGTTCTTCTAAAATGAATCGTAAATAAGGGTCAGGATTGACTTTAAATTCATTTGTATTGTCTCTAATATGTTTAGCAACTAATTTACCAACTGCTTTTGCTTTTGGACGGATACAAGAACGAACAATATCACTTTGATAAAGATTTCCGTTCCATGAATAAAACCCACCGCCATCATCATTTACCATTTCATAACGTGTTACTACTGTTTCTTTCGGCTTTTTCCCAAACATTTTTTCAAACAATCCCAATTTATCACCCCCTTAAATTATATTTTGATAGTCATTCCATTTTTGTTGAAGAACTACATATGCATCTAATAATGCAGCAGTACCATCAATTCTTCTCCGTTGATTGTTTGTTTTGTTTGGCTGGATATTAAGGTTTTTATCTATATCTATGGCTGTATTTGATAAGCACCATTTATCAATAGGATTGTTATTATAAATAACACGCTTCGCATCAAGATCAGCGCCTAATAACTTCATTGGCATAGATAAGGTTTCTTTACCTTGAGCAACTGGTATCATTGCTTCTTTACCGAAATATCCTTGCATTTCTTCAACCCAATATTTAGCCGACCACCTATCATATCCAATCCAAGGAAGATAAATACCATATTCATCACGAATTTCTAAAAACCATTCAGTTACAAATTTAGGATGAATGCTGTTACCAGGTGTAGTACGTAAATATCCAGCTTCATGCCATAAATCGTATGGTATTTTATCTTCTTTAGCTCGTTGTTCCAATAAATCTTCTGGAAGCCAATACATCTGGATTACATAGATATTTGAATCATTTGGAAGCATAAAAATAACCTTTGCTGCGGTTAAATCGGTGGTTTCTGATAAGTCAGTACCACCTATGCCATAATTAGGCTTTAATTCATTAACATCAAAGGTTTGTTTATTATTTAGTTGTTCAAATGTTAACCAAGCTTCACTAGAAGTCTCTCGAATATTAAAGTCCTTTGTTAATAGGTTTTTTACAAGTAAAGGATTAGCCTTTGCTTTGTTGACTTTTGATTCAAGATTATCTATTTTTTTAATTGAACCTAAACCAGGATTAGCCTTTTTCCAACAATTTGGATCAGTCCATTCTTTACGACTGTCTAATTCATAAATGATTGGAAGAAAACGATCATCTTTATATCCTTCTTCATCATCAAATCCATTAATAACCATTTCAGCTTCATCATATTTCATATCATAGACCGATTCTCTGACGGTCCCTGCTGTTGTAATCATGAAGATGAGAGGTTGCTCACGTGCCGATGTACCGTCCACAATTACATCATAAAGATTTTTATCCTTCCAAGCGTGAATCTCGTCCAGTGAAGCTCCATGGACGTTTAAACCATCTAGTGTATCACTATCACTTCCAACTGGTTGAAATGTGCTGTCATTAAAATCAGCATTCAATTCTTTCACAAGAGTTTTTATTCTTTTAGAAAGAACAGGTGATTTTTTAACCATTCTTTTAGCTTCTGACCATACAATTTTAGCTTGTTTTTCTTTTGTTGCTACTGCATAAATCTCCGCTCCACCTTCACCATCAGCTACTTGCAAATATAAGCAAATCCCTGAAGATAATGTGGACTTTCCATTTTTCCGAGCAACGACCAAAAAGACCTCACGATATTTTCGTGTGCCGTCAATTTTGTGTATAAATCCAAATGTTGCAGCAATAAAAGCTTGCTGCCATAGTTCCAAATCAATCGGTTGACCTGCCCATTTACCTTTAGAGTGCTTACAGAAGTTCTCAATAAATTCAATGGCATGATTAGCTCGTTTTGCACTATATTCATACTCAGAATTTTGATTATAAATATCATCTACAAGCTTTTTATATATCCTTCTAACCTTATACCCAACAATTTCCTCGCCAGATTCAATTTTATTGTAGTAATCAATGATAGGATTATAAGAAATTGGGTATTGTTTTCTATATTTCATTTATTCATCACAAATGACTCAAATCCATCATCTACAGGTTTAGGTACATCTTTAGGTAATAAATTATAAAGCTCCTTACATGCAGTTGTATATCTTTGAACCATTGTATTATAAGTTTTTACGGCTGGGCTTTCCCTTAGAATCGTATATTCTCCTTGCTCCATTTCATCAATAACACCGTTTTTATTAATATCCTCTTTTAGGTCCTTTAGTGTTACCCTCATAAAAGATACTTCTTGTATTAGACCCTCGGCAGCAGATTGTTTATTTTTGTCTAATTCCTTAAATAATCGCTTAAGTCTATTTATCTCTTTCTTAATCTCTTTTTCTCTCCCAATAATTTCCTTATTACTCATTACTTTCACCAACTCTCTATGAGTTTTTGGGGTGGGGTTATTACAAAAATATCCTGTGTATTTTTTGAAACTCCCCAATCGGTCTCTAGTGATCATCAAAAAAATTAATTTATAGGGGGGCATCCCTCTTTTTCGTTTTGCTTAATCTCAATAACAGTTTGTACTTCTGAAGCATTTAAATAGACTCCATCCTTTACATTAACAACCTGATAAGTATTGTCATGAAAGAATACTATTGTCCCTGTTACTTCCCGTACTCCTCCACCCTTATAAAAAACTTTATATTTTCTCATTCTATTTCCCTCCTCACTAAATCTCCACTGTCATCAAACATTAATCCATCAGCAATGACACCATAAATTGCATGGTGTTCTTTGTTATGGCAATCCTGGCACAATAGTTCAAGGTTATTAAAACTTAGTGTTATCTCTGGATCATTGATATTATCTGGTGTTAAATATTGTTTATGGTGAACAATCTTGCCTGGTTCAGAACATCTCTCACATAAACCATGACGATAGGCAAAATATGAACTTCTACATTTCTTCCATGCTGTTGTTTTATAAAACTTCTTAGCAAATGGTTTCATAAATCTACACCTTATCAGAAAACACATGAATTTCCTTTTTAGTCATTAATCTTAATGTGTGCATAATAATTAAATAGATTAATCTTGGATATTCAAACCACTTAATTTCATATTTTTTTCTACATTCCTTCAAAAATAGAAATGGCCATGCATACCATTTAATTGTCAAAGTAGTCTTTATTTCTGTAAGGTTTTTACCTGGACTCATAGTGTAATAACATCCAAATCTTAATTTTTGTTTTCCTTTTGGTAGATTAGACACTTATTTTTCTTCCTCCCTTTTCTTATATAAAAAAAGGCATCCGAATAATCGGGTGCCTTCAATTAAATTATATAAATAATAAATTATCTTATTGCTTTTTTACCTTTTTCTAAGATGTGTATTCCCTCTGACCAAACCATTGCAACTGCTGTTCCATATTTCGGATCTCTTTGTCCACCAGGAATCAAAGTGTTTTTCTCAATTGAAATATAACCATTTCTTTCTAACTTCTCTAAATGAAAAGCTTTATGATTATTCGATTCAAAATTCAATGATTCCCAATCGATGCTTTTGTTATGATTGTCTTTCTCATATATTGCTTTTAATAATTCAAGATCCAATTTCTCTAATTCCATTTTTATCACCTCACTTTTATCTACTCAATTCGACAAAAATGATATTTATTCCTTTATTAAAATAGTCGCAAAGAAAAAACACCCACATAAGTGAGTGTTAATTAATATCCAGTTCCGCCTGGATCTTTGGCTAAGGTAATGAATCCACCGCCACCCGGATCTTTTGAAGCGAAACCTCCAACTCCTGGATCACAGTAGTGACCTCCACCACCACCTGGGTCCTTTTGTTTTGGATTGTATCCAACTCCACCTGGATCTAACATATTACATACCCCCTTTTACTTACTCTATTCGACAAAAGGAGATATTTTCCTGCATCTATAGCCATGTATTATTTCCTTAACTCCACAACATTTAGATCCTTGATGTAATCTACATTGATAAGTTTTTCATTTTCTGTAATTATGAACCTTCCTCCATTGATCTCTACTGGTTGAGCCATTTTTACATTCGTGTCTGTCTCAAACTGCATGTCTTGACCATTTTCGAATAGAACATATACAGAATATCTTTTCAATTACATCCCCTCCTTTTTACCTTCATACTTCGATAAAAAGTAGTAAAATCCTTCTATTAATAATTTTCAAATGTAAGTTCTTGTATATGCTTCTCCTGAAAAGCTCTATACAGTATGTCATCTAAACGCATTTCCATGTTTTCTGAACATGCTTTTATTTGATCAATTTTTTTGGGTTCAGTGAAAATTCTCTCTTCCTTTTCATCGTAAATTAAATCATCAGACCATACTTCGATTTTATTATTTAGGCGAATAAATCTTAAAGTAATATTATCTATTTGCATAAAAATAAATTCCCCATTTTTAACATATGACACCTTGATCTCAATTTTACATCGGTCTATTAGTAGTGCAGGCGCAAGATCTGCTTTAAGATGTTGAAAATAATTTGATATAAAATTCTGTGCTTTTGTTAATTCTCCAACTTTTTTTCTGAATGATCTATCACAATAAAAATCAATAATACTATCAACGAAATAGTTTTTATAATACCTCATTTTTGGACTCCCTCCCATTTTCTCAATTCTACAAAATGGTTAGAAATCCTTCACTTCATTTTATTAAAATGCATAATTTTTTATAAGAAAACAATAGTTTTTCATAACGTTTTTTTAACTAAAATTATCAATTGAATTTACCATATCTTATATTTTGTATAATTCAACCGAAGGTTTCTTTTCCATATCTACCAAGGGATTGTCCCACTTTAAAAATATGAATTTGACATTTTGTTAATGAAGACAATTAACTAACAAAAAATAAAAAGCTACACTTTAAATTTTTTCATCATGCCATCAAGGTTATCTTGATTAATGCCAATATATCGTAATGTTACTTTGGGATCAGTGTGGTTAAATATTTCTTGTAATGCTGCTACATCTTTAAATTGTTTATAAAACATGTAACCAAACGTTTTCCTTAAACTATGTGTGCCTATACTTTCTAAACCAAATTCCCTTGCAGCTTCATTTAAGATAATATAAGCTGCTGCCCTTGTAATTGGTTTGTTCTTTCCTTTTCTGCTTTTAAAAAGGTATTCATTTTTACCTTTATCTAAAATATAATCTCTTAACACTTTTTTTAATTCTGAAGTCATTTTAATCCGTTTATTTTTCTTTGTTTTCTTTTCTCTAATGGTAATATACCAACCTTCCACATCCCGAACCTTTAAAGGCAAAATATCAGAAATCCTTAGGCCAGTATTAATACCAAGTAGAAAAAGAATATAATTTCTTTCGTTTTTTTCTTTTAAGAAACCTTTAATTTCCTGAATAGTTTCCTTGTCTCGGATAGGTTGTACAAGGTTCAAAGTAATCACCCCTAAAAAAAGAAAATAGACGACATATAATTATGCCGTCAAAATACAAACATGGCTTGGAAATAAATTAATACCTCCATGTAGTCTCGCGTATATAGGTATAATCAGAATCGTAACGAAAAAGGAGAAAACAACGAGTAATAAAGGAATTTTAAAACACAACATAGGCGAAATAAAACGTAAAGTTAATGAATCAAATTACATTACTTCATAATAATCACTCCCTTAATTTTATTTTTGTGAGTAAGAACACATTGCGAGACTACATGCAAGTATTAATATTGGAGTGCTTTTATCTCCATGCCCCGCCTTCAACCTTTGCAAACAAATGCTGCTAAGGTGGAACCCACCACCATCAGTTGATCGAGTACATCATTGATAAAGGAAAGATGCATTTCCTATCGAATTAACTTCGATAAGAAAATCTTACCTATGACGGAAAATAAAATAGTCCCCTATTTTCTCGGGATTTTATCCTCTTTTTTGTCGGGTTTTTATCGGGATTTTATCGGAGTTTTTCCAATAAAAAAAGCACTTAGATTATTCCAAGTGCAGTTGCTATCAAAAGGATAGCTGAACGTTTTATTTCATAATATCTATCTTTATCAAATCCTAAATCCATATATACTTGAGTATCTTTTACTTTAACACCAGATAAATACTTTTTTTCAATTATCAACCGTTCATCTTCATTTAAACTATGTTCTAAAGCTTTTTCCATTTGTCTAACCTTCATATTATTTAAGGGATTAACTTCTCTTACAGAAGGATATAAATGTATGGCACCAGCTGCAATTCGTTCTTCCATGTTTTCTTTTTGCACTTTTAAAGCTCGGTATTCAATAAGTGCCTTTACAACTTCAGAACGGACTAATGATTCATCTATATCTTCAAACATTGTTAATTGCTCGGTTGCCATTTTACTCCCTCCTTACTGTTCTTTTTCTATTGCTTCCATCAATAAATTACATTTTGGGCACTTCTTTTTTGGAATGATCTTTATGTCCATTTCATATACATCGCAATCTTTACACACATATTCAATCATTTTTTTCAACCTTCTCTTGATATAGCCTTTTCAAATCCTCAATTGATAATGTTAAAAGGTACTCATCACTATAATTAGTTACAAGGGATATTTGCCAAGCCATTGTATAACGATCCATAAATAGTTCCCCTCCTAATCAACTGATCTATCATTTTGTTTCATATCATCTTCGAAATGTACATTAATCAAAAATAATAGCCATAACAATATAATCTTCAACTTGTGCATAATCGGTAATATAAGAAACTATTACTTTCTCACGCCTACCTGTATACTTTTGCTTTTCGGGGTCAAATTCGTTCAAAAATAATTCATCACCCACTTGGTAATCTCTATCATTCCTTCGAATTTCGAAAGTTTTTTCCCCCTCGCATATAGCTTGAAAATATTCAGGGTGTATTTTTAATTGATGTTTCTTACTTTCCACTTTAACTCCTCCTTTTCTTGCACTATATAAGTTTTGATTTAATCATTCATCGTTTTCCCGAACTGGCACTTTACAGTTATATGAATTTCTTCTAATTCAGCTAAAGACAGTTCATAAAGTTGTTTTCCATCAGGTGTTTTGAAATATCCGTATTTCATTAGTTCACTTTTAAGATAATCTTTCCTTTGCTCTATAGTTAATTCTATTTGATTCATATTAGGTTATCCTCCGCCTGTTTTAATTTGATCCCTTCTAAAAAAATAAGAAGGGATCAAATTTTCTAGTAGTTTATTAAGCTATTATTACAACTTTTTCAGATTCAAGTTCATTTTTTAATTCCGTTTCAAGGTATTCTTTAATATTCTTCATTGCTGCCATTTTCCAAGCTCCTCCATCTGCTTCAAAAAGAGCACATCTTGGACCCGATTGCATACGGAAAATAAATTCACTTTCTGGCTGATCTACTTCTATAAATGTTCGATAAGGTTTTAGTACCACTGGATTAGGAACTAAAACATTTCCTACTGTTGCTACCCCTGTTTTTGCTACTATTGATTGTGATACACCGTCATCGCCAACTGTATTAACAGCTTCTTCTTTAATGTTACCAACAACTTTTAACATAATATCGCGATCATCATTTTTTACAAATGTTGATTGCAATTTGATATTGAAAGATTCAGAGTCATACCAACGATCAAAATCAAAAGATGGGATCATTGCAGTTGCTGCAACATATTCATTTCGATTTTCATTTGAATTTAACGACCCAAATACAATTACTTCCGTTGGACTGCTTACATGAACCATCAATCGTTCATCATTATCAAATTTAGATTTTAAGTATTCGACTAATCCAGAAAGGCTTCGAACTTTAATTGCATCAGCTAATGGTTCTTTTAAAAGATGTAAAGGTTGATTTGAATAAGTTTGTCCATTTTCATTCGTTACTTCAAGATTCCCTAAATTAATTAAATATTGTAATGCTTCTTTTATCATTTTCCATTCCTCCAAATAATTTATTTTTAATTTGATTGTTGTTTAAGATTAATAATTTTGTGTCCTTGATCGTCTGCAATATCGCCTTGCTCGTCCATATAAGTTTGACCTTTAATGCCAGATTTAAGTTCTGCCCCTGTTACTTTTCCTTTACTATCAAGATCCATAATCAACTTAGATTCAATTTGCTTAGATGGAACAAATGTTGATTTAGCAACAACTTTTGTAAAAATGACATCCCTTTTTTCATCAGCATTTAAAGTTACTGTTACTGTAAGTTTTCTAGCCTTTGTCGCATCAGTATTTGGATCAGCAATGTTTTCAAGTATTTTTTGTAATTCTTGATTAAAGCGTTCTGATAAAGCACCTTCTGCAAATGTATTTAAATCAATAATTTTGGACATTTACATTCTCCTTTAATAAATTTTTTCATAGTAACCGATAACAGTAGGAAATTCCTTTTGCTCTTTTCTCATATCTCTAAAACTTAAAAATCTATTTCCAATGTTCATCGGAGTATCAAGTGAATATTCATTACAATTCAATGGCTTACGCTTGAATTTTTTCTGGAAATAACTGATTGCTTCTTGCTTGTCCTTTGCAAAGATAAAAATAAAATATTTATCACTATGCTTTAGGGCAAACACTTTTATTTGACTAAATCCAAGTAGATTTTGTTTAAGTATTTTTGATAATTTTTGTTTATCAACTTTTATTTCATTAAGTTTTTTCACATCATCTTCTAGTGATATCAAGCTCTCTTGGAGTAAGTAAAATATGTAATGAGCTATTAAAGGTTCTTCAAACTTGATACTATCCTCATAAAGATCTCGGATCAGCATCAATTATTTCTCCTGTATGTGCGTTATACTTTGTTAACACTGTTCCGACTGGCCCATTTCTATTTTTCCTTGCGATGATTTCTAAAGTGTCATCCGAAGAGTCACTGTTATAGTACTTTTCCCTGTATAGAAACATAATTAAATCTGCATCTTGTTCTACACTTCCAGAATCACGAATATCTGACATCATCGGTCGTTTATCCTGTCTAGATTCAACCGATCTACTTAATTGTGCTAGGGTTACCACTGGACATTTTAAATCTTTCGCCATTGCTTTTAGATCCCTTGAAATTTCAGATACTTGTAGATTTGCATTGCCACCATAAAATTCAACTGGTCGAATTAAAGTTAAATAATCAATAAAGATTATTGGCTTTAAATTAGGAAAACTGTGAATCATTTTCCTCGTTTTTGCTCTTATTTCAGCTACACTTTGACCAGAATCATCAAATATTTGAACATTTGTATCTGCAACTCTGCCTATAATAAAAGACCATGCATCTTTTTGTTTTTCCGTTAATTGATTATAAGGATCTCTCATTTTCATTCTGTTGAAATTACCAGTGGAAGCAATTAATCTATCAGTTATCTTTTCTTCGGGCATTTCCAGTGAAAAGATACATGGTAAATATCCCTGCCAACCTGCTTGTTTTGCAAAATGTATTAATATGTCTGTTTTACCCATAGAAGGTCTTGCGGCAATTATAGTAAGCTCTGAATCTTGGAATCCATTTGTCATTGAATCAAGTATTTTCAACCCAGTTGGAACACCCTTTTTTATACTTTTTTCTTCCCAAGGTGCTTCATACATTTTGATTAAAGCATCCGAAATAGGTGTATGATCATCTAGTTTTGTTTCATTAATTTGATCTAATGCATTGATGACTTTACTAATTTCCCAATCATCTATGTGAGCTTTGTTTAAAATATTTCGCTTTTCTCTTTCTTTCCAAGACTCAATAATCAGATCCTCAAATTCTTCAAATTTTTCTACGTTCGCATACGATAAAATCTCATTGAGATAGGAGATTCCACCAAAACTTTCTAAGTTTACTAGAGTTGTGAGTGTTACCACATCAACATTTTTTCCTTTTTTGTTTAGATCCAACATAATTTTAAAAAGTTCTTTATGTCGTATATCCTCAAAATAATCTTGTTTTATATTGGTATCTTTGAGTAGATAATTTTCTCTTAAAATACTACCTAGGAAAGCTTTCTCTGCTATCATTACCAGTCCTCCCCTGCGTTTGGATCATAAACAAATTCAGATGGAATATTGGTATTAGTTTTTTGCTTTGGTTCCTCTTGTTCTTCATATCCATCAATGAATGATTCATTATTTAAGAAAGTCGATGGGTGTTTGATGAATTTTTTCTCTACACCTTTTACCTGCTTTGAATACTTTTCAGTTCCAGATAGAATGACATCTAAGGAATAAGCTTTTAATATTTTTATAAAAGACTTATAAGCTTTTTTCTTGTCAATCTTTCTTGGATAGAGAATCCAAAATTGCTCAAATTCATTTGAGTATATATTATTTTCTTTTTCTTTTTCTTTTTCTTTTTGTCCACTTATCGTAGACGTATCGTGTAACGTAACGTTAGTAATAACGGTATTTTTTTGTTCGATACGGTTATAAAATAATTGTCTAATACTTTCATTCGGAATTTTATCAACCATTTCACTCAACAAAGATATATCCTTAACTTCATTAAGTTCTTTTTGAACGCAATCTAAAATGGGCTTTCCGCCTTTAATAAGGTTGTATTTACCCCAATTTAATATTGCAATTTCTCTTGTATTAGGATTGTATTTTATTAGCTTATGCATGTTCTGAAAACGCTCAATTAAACTATTAACTGATTCGATTGAATAACCTATTTCAAACATCATTTGCTTTTTAGTAACCTGATAAACTCCAATTTGAGTCGTATTTGGATTAGTCAAAAGGTAAATGTAAAAATACTTATCTTCTGGTGTCATTTCTTCTAATACTTTAGGATCTTGCCAAAAGGAAATTTGGACGTGCCTAAATTTAGCCATAATTACACATCCCCCTAAAAATTTTGCAACTTATATTGTTTCTTGTGATATACTCAAATTGTCTTTTAGATTATTAACTTTTTGTTTGCAGTGAGTGTTGCAGCACTTACTGCTATTTCTTTTTTTGGTATCCACGCTTCAATGTATCCAATAGCTTTTAACATTTCATGTTTCTTAATGTCTCTGTAACTAGCTACTCCAAAACGATCCTTTAAATCTCGATATAGTTCAGCAAACAATCTTGTTCTTTTTGCCTTATCATTTGAGATTTCATATATTTTTGCTGCTACAGCCTTCTTGATTCTCATTTGCTGTCCATGGTCTAGAGTAATTTGTTCTTGAACCATTGATCTAATCTCCTGCACTTCGTTTTTTAGTTGCTTCACATCTTCGGAATTCATCAATGACAATCTCATAGATGCTTCTAGTTTCTCTCGTTCAGTTAGTACTTTTAATTGTTTTTCTAACTTATAATATCTATCTACCAACATTTCATACGCTTCCCATGATTTCTCGGTATTAAGAGATTTTGCATGAAGCCATGCTCCCTTTTCAGTCCAAAGATACAAAATCGAAGTAAATTTAAGGCTATCGTCAAATTGACGTGATCCTTTAAATCTTCTTAATTCCTCACCTGATAAAGCAAAGAAATGTCTCCCTTCAATGTACCTATAAGCATTTCTTTGATAATTTCTACTGATTATTTTTGACTCTGTACCATATGATTCAGCAAGTTGAGAAGTAGTTAATACACGTTGACCGCAATGTTCTATAATTTGTAAATCCATACTTTCTCCCCATTCACTTTAATTAAGTTACATTTCTTCATCTGCCCAAGATATTTGCACTTCTTTAATTAAAAAGAAATCGTAAACTTCAACCTTATAACCAAGTTCTTGAAAATGAGTTGTAACTTTTTCAAGAACTTCATTTTCAACTATGCTAGGTAAGTTTACTGCCTGTTTTACTGAAAAATTCCCCATTCTTGTTGCTGTTCTAATTGAACTATCAATAAATGTAACTGTTCTTTTAAAATTACTTTCAAAAAGCATTGATCCATTTTCATATGTTATTTTTCTAGCTTCTGCTGCATTCATTTATTTTCACCTCCCTTCAATTTAGAACTATAACCCTTCAACAAATTCTGCAATATTGTCGAAAAGAGAAGCCTTAACTAGGCTTATTTACTTTCTTTCTGACATATAATCTCCAATCATGATGCCAAGTAAAACTACCAATGCGGTGAAGAATGGTAGTGCTTCTATTGGCATATTTCAGCACTCCTTTCGATACTATTAAAATCTAAGTCTCTTACATTTGATAAATCTGAAAAGTCTTTTCCTATATAACGTTTTAAGAAATCATCTATTTCATATTTTGGTATTTTATATTGACCCAACTTTAAAGCCTTTAAATGACCATTTTTTATTAGTGAATATATAAATGATCCATTACATTTGAAAAGTTTCGCTGTTTCTTTTACTGTAAATAAAACATCCTCCATATTTTTAATCCTCCTTACTCTTGTATTGAAAACCAAGAAGATCAGAAATTTGTTTTTTGTATTTTTCCCCTTTCCTGTTTCCTTTGACAATGTCTGACAAATAAGGAACAGATATACCTAATTTCTTTGCAACTTCAGTCATAGTCATTTCTCTTAAAATTAAAGCTGTTTGAACATTGATTTGAAATTGTTTGTTTTCCAAATTAACACCTCCGACATTATGCGAAAATTTTCGCTAAAATATTGACTGAAAATTAGCATATATGCTAATATAGATTCAAAGGAAAGCACAGCAAATATAACATTGATACTATAGCCCCCCAGCTAATAGTCTTATGCCATTTTGATGCATTTTTATATGCTTTTTTGCTATGCAATCCGCTAAAAAAATAGCTTATATTTGAATAATAATAGCTTGCAGACTAATTGTCAAACATTTTATTAGTCTGTAGACTAATTTTTTATTCAAATTGCCTGAAAGGTGATTATTATGTCTTTAGTTCAAAGAGTAAAGTATCTATGTAGGCACAGGAAAATAACAGTTGCAGCATTGGAAAGAACTCTCGAATTCGGAAATGGAACAATTAGAAAATGGGATAATGCTTATCCTTCAGCAGATAAACTAAAAAAAGTTGCAGATTATTTTGGCGTAACTGTAGACTACCTACTTAATGAAAACGAGGATGCAGAATCAATTAAATCTACTTTATCCATGAAAGACCAAAATGATATTGAGAAAAGGATGAAACAGATTAAAAAAGACTTAGAAAGCTCAGATGGATTAATGTTTTCCGGTGAACCAATGAGTGAGGAAGCTGTAGAATCACTCTTATCAGCAATGGACTATATAGTGACTCAAACTAAAATAATTAATAAAAAATATATTCCTAAAAAGCATCGTGAAAAAGAATAATAGTTGAATCGGAGTGTTTACATTTGACTTATTACATCAAGCGAAAAGTTGAAAAGCTAATAAAAAAATTTAAAACTAACAATCCATATGATATTGCAGATTTTTTAAATATTAATGTATTAGAATGGAACCTTCATAAAGATATATTAGGCTTCTATAAATACGAGAAAAAAACTAAATGGATTGTTCTTAATAGTAATTCAAATGAAGAAGAAAAATATTTTACATGTTGTCATGAACTAGGGCATAGTGTTCTACACGAAAGATTTAACACTCCGCATCTAAGAAGAGACACTATGTTTTCTATAAATAAATTTGAACGGGAAGCAAATATGTTTGCTGTGGAATTAATACTGCCTGACGATGTTTGGGATGAATATACAAATCACTATAGCTGTCTAAACGATCTTGAAAGAGCTACTGGAATACCTCAAAATTTATTACTAGCTAAATTAAATCAAATGGAGTGA